GTGAAGGTGACGACGTGGGCGAAGTTCGTGCCGGAGGTGATCGTCAGACGCGTGCCGTTCAGCGCCGAGGTGGGCGCGGCGACGGTCATGGCGGCGGCGGAGGTCTTGGAGATGACGTGCGTGCCGGTGGTCTGCGTGATCGCGCCGTCAGCGGTGTAATTGGTCTGCGCGTGCTTCGGCGCGTTGGTGACGCTCAGGGCACCGGTCACGGGGTCGAAGTAGAGGTAGCCGCCGGCATCGCCGGTGCGCAGCCAGACTTGCTCTTGGCTACCTTTGGGGCCGATGGCGCGGGTAATAAGAACGTCGCCTTGCTGGCCGTCGTAGTCGAGGGCGCGGGGAACGACGGAGGTGGAGTAGCTGACGACGGGGAGGCTCATGTTGGTGTCTTTCGTTTTGGTTTAGTTGAGAGTGGAGATGCCGAGGGAATAGGTGGCGGAGTTGGCGTCCGCGTGGGTGACGGTGACGCGCCAGAGGCGGGGCAGGGTGGCGTTGGCCGTCACGTTCGCGGCGGCGGTGGCGGCGGGGAAAAGCGTCAGCGTGGTCGTGGTGTTGGTCGTCACGGCGGCGCTCACGAGCATCGTCACCCACGAGGACGAAGCCGGGTTCCACCGCTGAATGGAGACGGTCAGGCTCGCGCTGCCCACGGCGGTCGTCACGAGGTCCACGATAACGCCGCGATTGCCGAGATTGTCTTGCTCCACCGTCGAGGTCGTCGCGGTGCGCGCGGCGGAGGGCAGGAGGAGCACGCTTTCCAGCACGAGGCCCTGCGCGATTTCGCAGTCATGCAAAGCGCGCTGGCGGGCGGCGTCGTAGGCGCGGCGTTCAATCGGGATGAGGGCGTTCGTGGCCATGATGGTAGTTGGTTAAGTTCGTAGTCGGTTCGCGCCCATCGGTTGACGCTCAGGTGGCGACGCTCTTTTGCGCTCGGCTGCGGGCGCTCTTTTCCATGCGGTCACGAATCTGCACGGGCTCGAACTCGCGGAGTTTTTGCCACTGCGCGCGCAGCCTTGCGGCCTTCGCGTCGTCGGCCTCCTCAAGCACCTGCACGGCGAGCGCGTCCATATCGGCCTTGAACCTCGCGCAAAACAGGCCCCAGCCGGGATGATTCTTCAGCTCCGACAACGCGGCGCCCTGTGCCTCGGGAGTCTGCGGTAGGTCGTTCACGCGGCACCTCCCTGCGCAGTCGGGGCGGGCGAGGACAAAGGCGGCAGCACGTTTGTGACGGGCAGCACCTTTTCCGCGTCCGTCTCGCCGATGGAGCGAAGCTGGGACAGGAACGACGGGCGCAGAATCATTCGCACGTCGGGCGGGAGCATGATGTAGGCGGTGACGATCTGGACGACCATCTCAGCCTTGCGCCGCACCTGCGTCGTAAACTTCTTGTTGATGACGAGGCGCACGTCCACGTCCATCCCGGCGATGTCCTTCGCGTCCAGCGTGCCGGTGAGCACGTCCTCGCCCTCGAAAAACTCGAACGTTTCCTTGGCGTTCTTCGGCAGCAAGGCGGCGGTGAGCTGCACGAGCTTCTTGCCGAGTTGCTGGTAGCCGTCCTTGATGCGGCGATTCCAGCGGCGGGCCATAGTGCCGTTCTCCTCTTGGTTGATCTCCTCGCCCGTCGCGGTTTCCGCCTCGCCCCCGTTGGTCTGGGCAATCTCGCCCATGTTCGTGTTGCTGATATGCAGCCAGCGTTGGACGAACCAGAGCACGAGGTCCGCGATCTTCGCGGTGTTGTAGTCCACGTTGGGCATGGCGGCGAAGGAGACGTAATCCTCCGCCTTCTTGCCCTGCTTCAGGTCGATCTTCTCGTCCGGTCCAAACACGAGGTCGTCGTTGATGCCGTCGGGGTCCTCCACGGCTGAACGGTCCACGCCCTTGATGGGGTTGGCGTTCATCTCATTGCGGTAAGCCTCGGCGTTGAAGTTCTTGTCGATCTTCTCCTGATACTGCGCGACCTTCTCGGGCATCGACGGCCCCCACCAGCGTTTTTTCGTCTTGCCGATGGCGATGGCGACGTAGGGGCGGCGACGGTCGGGGCAAATCTTCTCCACGAACTCATACCAGATGAGCTTGTCGGCTTCCTCGTCGTAAAGGACGCACAGGTTTTGAGGGCTACCCAGCCCCAGCACGTCGCGGCGTATCCAGAACTCCACGACCTTGCGCACGGCGTTCTTGTCATCAAACGAGGTCTTCTCCGTGGACTTGTTCTCGCCGTCCGTCTTCGCGCCCGCGTCTCCGTTCTTCAATTCGGCCTCAAAGTCGGCCCAGGGAGCCCACTGGCGATCTAGCCAAAAGGACTTATACCAGTGATGATCCTTGTCGTATAATTCCGCGATGCAGTCCGCCGACTCGATGCTCTCGACGTTGGCCGGGCAGAGGAACAGGTCTGAGTCCACGATCTGCGGCTGCGCGCCCTCGAAAAGGATCTCGTCGCGCACGAGGGGCGAAGGCGGCGGCGCAAACTCGTAATTACCTGACTCCCATACGACGCTCGGGGTGTTCTTCAGAAACCTCTCCGTCCCCACGACAGGCGGCGTTGCGCCGGCGGCGGCGGCGGCGTTTGCCATTTCGGCATCAACCTCATTAGGCCGCTCGTTCCACTCAGCCTCGTCCTCGACCACAAAAGTGGCCTCGGGCGTGAGCACCGGCTGGCCGCTCGTCCTGTCCCAGAGAATGCGCGACTCGCGGTCGATCCACTTCTTCGCGTCCTTCTTGTAGGCGCACTTAAAGATGGCGGCGCGCTGCACGTAGATATGCGTAAGCCCGTCGCGCAGGACGGAGGAGGCCCCGCCCTTGTGGTCAATCTTCCAGTTGAAGTAGCGGTTAAACGTCGCAGCCTTCTCCTTGTCGCTCGGGCCGACTGGGGCGAAGTTGAAGAACGCTTCTCCGTCCTCGGGGAACTGGTCCTCGGTGCGGCCGAGGAAGTAGTCCACGATCATCGCGGTGATTGGCAGGTGGACGTTGGACTTGCTGAAAATGCTTTTGGGGTCGCCCGCGCGGTTGCTGGCGTCGTTCTCGTAGGCCAGCCAAGATTTCTTGTCGCACTCGATGCGCTCGATGTTGTCGGCACGCAGGGAGGCGAGCCGCTGGCGAAGGTAGTCGCGCAGCTCGATTTCCTGCTCCTCGGTCAAAACACAGTTGGTAGTGCGTGGCATCGGCTCCGCGCAGGGGGGCGCACGGAGCCGGGCTTGACCATCGGTTGAGGCTTCACAGGTCCGGCAGCACCGGGACGCGGCGCACGGTCTGGCGAACCTTCGCCTTCGCCGCCTCGCGGGCATCGGCTTCGACGCGATCCACCAGCTTCCCAATTTGCTCGCCCGGCTGCATCCGGCGCAGGGTGGCGGTCATCGGGCGCAGGCGACGGCCCATCTCCTCACCGTAGAAGCGGTAGTAGGCTTTGAACTCCTCCTCCGTCATGGTGCGCCCGTCGAGGCGGGTGTCCTTGTCCGGCACGGAGATAAACGCCTTCTTGTCGCGAAGGACCTGGCGAAGCTCGTCGTCGGTGCCGGTGGAGAACAGGCGGTCGCCCGGCGAGGTCGTCACGGCTTCGCCCAGCACGTCCGTCTCCACGCTGCCCGTCTGCCGCAGGACCGGCACGGAAGCGCCCACGCGCCCGCCGATGCCGTCGATGTCGCGGCGCTCCTGCGACACGAAGCGGTCAACCTGCTTCACGGCGTTGGGGATGATGGCGCTCGTCGCCGAGTTGGCCACGAACGCCTCCATCTTGGCCGGCGAGAAATCGCCCGTCGCCACGTCGGCAATGATTCCGAGGCCGGAGAGCATTGAAGTCTCGAAGATCGTCGGCGGCATCCGAAACAGCGCGTCGAGGTAGGGGTTGCGCCCGGCGAGCGTGTCCTTGGTCTTCTGGTAGCGCTTGGCGTCCACGATGTGCCCGATGGCCGCGAGGGGCAGCAGGAACGGCGTGTCGCGGTAGTTGTAGTAGTTGTTCCCGACCTTGATGGAGAACGGACGCCAACCTGCTTGCTGCAACTGCTCATTCTTTTTCCAGTCGCCCGTGCCCTTGGCCGTGATGGTGAAGAACGGATCCTCGTCGTCGGCCTCGGCAAGCGCGGCGGCGGCGATTGTCGCCATGCCGATGGTGCCGGCGACGGACTGGAAGTAGAGGCGGGCGCGCTCCTCGGCGGTGAACTGCTTCGTGGTCTTGCCGTCGGTGTCCTTGGTGCCTCCGGGATTGAGCCAAGCGGCGGCCTTACCGAGCGGAACCAGAGGCTTAAACCCGGCAGACTGCTCCGCCAGCTTCTCGGCGGCATTCAGCGCCGTAGTGCCCATGCCAGCGCGCAGCGCCCCGAGCGGGGTGAAGTTGAGGCTGGCGTTGAACACGTTGGTCGGCGTGCGCAGGAAGGGCAGGATGAGGCGAAGTGCAGGCAGCTTGTTCACGCCCTCGCGGGCGATGCGATAGACGATGCCGGCGGTGCCAACCGGCTCCTGATTGTAGGTCGTTTCCTTGCCGAACTCGTTGCTCGCGGCGTCCGTCTTTTGCACGGCGCCACTGTTGGCTCGCGCCTCCTCGATGAGTTGGTGGACGCGAATGGCCTTGTCCAAGCTGTCCGTGAAGCCCTCCGCCTCCGCTTGGCGGGTGAAGCGGATAAACTGGTCCGGGGCCATGCCGAGCGATTCGCGCACCTTCTGCACCAGCTCCTTGCCTTTGTATTCGCCCTCCAAGAGCTTCGCCGTCATCACCTGCGCGTAGGCTTCCTTGGCCGGGTAGAAGAACACGGCGTCCGCCGCGCGCATGGCACGGGATACGTAGCGCATGGCGTTGGCGTGGATTTGCAGGCCGCGCGCGAGGTTCTTGGGCAGGCGCTTGAAGTCGCGCTCGTAGTTGACCGCCTCCAGGACGTTGCCGATGTCGCCGGTCTTCGTGGACTCGTTCAGCTCGCCCATCTCGCGCAGACTCGTGCCGGTCTTGAGGATGTCGCGGGCGTGCGTGAAGCCGGCGCCGAGGCCGTCCACCCAGCCGGAGAAAGCGAAGCGGGCGCGGCTCGGGTTGGTCATGGCAAGGGCCATGATTTGCGCCGAGGTGTGCATGGAGTTGCCCACCAAGTTGCCCACCTGCGTCATCGGGCCGGAAAGGAGGTTGGAGAGCCACACGGAGAGGCCCACGTCGGCGGCGCTGATGCCCTGCGCCACCCTCACGGCCACCATGAGGTCACGCTGCGCACGGGAGCGGGCGAGGCCGTTGGGGGCGGTCTCCACCTTGTCGGCCAGCTCGGCGATGCGGCGCATATCCTCGGCGCGCACTTCAGGCAAGTTCAGCTCCTTTGCCACGGCCTTCATCAAGTCGGCGCGGGTGAGTGCCCCGAGGTTGTTCAGCGTGGTCAGCTTGCCGATGGCGGTGACGATCTTCTTGGCGCGGGGCGTGTCGGCCTCCGCCTTGGCCTTCAGCTTGGCGAGGGCCTTCTCGCGGGCCTCGGCGATCATCTTGCGGGCGGCGGCGTCCAAGTCGGCGGCAACTTGCGAAGCCACGGCTTGGCTCAGTCCAGCCTCTTCCACGAGGCGGCGGGCAAGGTCCTTGGCGGTGGCATTCGTCCGAGTAACGTGCTGCTTGGCGATCTCCCCCACTGTGGTCTGCATCGCCTTGAAGGCGTCGCGAATGACCTGTGCCTGATCCTCCTTGGAGAGCTGATATAGGTTCTTGCGGAGAATGGCGCTCAGCTTGGCCTTCTTTTCGGAAAGCTCTTTGGTGAGCGCGGCGATGCGCTCGTTCTCCTGCGGGCTCTTGCGCGTGCCGAGGAATGCGGCGATTTCCTCCACGGTCCCGGTGGCAAGTAGCGCGTCGGCCTGCTTTACCTCTTCGGCGGTCAGGAACTGTTTCTTGATCTCAGCAGAGGTCAGTTGCTCGCGGATTTGGCTACGCGCGTCGTTGAGCATGTTGCCCACGATGCTCGAAACCTCGCGGGACATTTGCTTGGCCACGTCGCCGGAAAACAGCGCGGCGACCCGCTTGGAGACCTCGCCGGCAATCTCGTCGGACTTCACGTTGCCCATGCGCGCGGCCTGCTTGGGCGTCAGGTCCATGTCATCGAAGACCGATTTCACGATCTTGTTGAGCATGTCGCCCACGATATTTTGCCCGGAGGAGAGACTGGCGAGCGCATCAAGCGCGGCCTGCTTCCTCGCGTCGTCCATTTCAGAGGCACCAATCTGGCGGCGGGCGGCGCCGAGCGCATCCTTGAATTGCTCGGGCCGGGCGAGGATGTCGTTGATGCGGTTCGCCATGTCCTGCGCGCTAAACGGCACGCCCTTCGCGTCTGCCTTGGGAATTGCGTCGGTGATGATCTTCTGGATGTCATCCGGGAGCACTTGCAGCAGGGCCTTGCCCTTCTTCTTGCCCGGCCCCTTGGCGGTTTTTTCGGCGGCGGCGGCGATGGCGTCGCGATACTCTACCCACAGGGTCTTGCGAGTCTCGTCAATGAAGTCGCGGATGGCCTGGGCGCGGTCGGCCGGGTTGCGCTCCATAGCCTTGATGAGCGCGACCACGGCGATACTGTCGGGGTTTTCCTCCTCCAGTTTGCGGAGGTAGTCTTCAATCATGCCCTTCGACACCTTCACGCCCTTGGCCTTCTCCTTGGCGCGCTTGGCGATCTCGTTGGAGACTTCGCGGACGGGCTTGTTCAGCTCGCCCTCGGCATCGTCCAGCGCGGCATTGCCGTCGGGGCCGATGGCGCCCTCTTGGCGCTTCCGCACCTCTTCGACGTGCTGCATCGGGGAGGCCACGCGCTGGTCGCGGTTGTATTGCTGGCGGGCGGAAAGCTCGCGGGCGACGCTGCGGGTGCCAGGGTTGGCGCGGGCCGAAAGCGTCTCCATCTCGCGCGTGAGGCTTTCCTGTTCGCTCGCGGACGTGTTCGGGTCCAGCATCCGGGCGGAGAGCGCCTTGAAGGCATTCAGGATGATCGTCTGCTTCGTGTCGCCGGGGAGGGCGGAGGCATCATCTAGCGCGTCCTCGACGGCGCGGGCCTCGCCGACTTTGGCGACGTGGGCGCGGGCCTCGTCTTGCAGGACGGTGAACGGGCGGTCGGCGGCGTAAACCTGATCCGGCACGGCGAAGCCACCGCTGCGCTCGGTGCGCGGGGACTGGCTGACACGCTTCTCCGGCGCGGTGTCGGCGGGCGTGCCGAGGATGCTCGGGTTCGCCGGGTCGAAAGCCCCGCTGTTGCCAATGGCGGATTTGATTTGCTCCGGGCCAAAAGCGACAAACTCCATAGGCTTCCCCTTGCTGTCGTTTGCAATAACACCGTCGTAGCCCTTGCGCATTAGGACCCTGCGAACAGCCAAAGAAAGATCGCGTTCTGCAACCTCGTTGTCAGGTGGGTAGATTTTGCCGTCGAACTTAAATCCAGTGGCGCGAATAACTTCATCGTGTATTTCATCCGGCAGGCGCTCACCGTTCCAGTAGAGACCCTGGACGCCCCGCGTCTTTTTCCCCCACATAAATGGGTTCTTGAGGCTTAAATAAACCGGATATGTCGCGGAGCCGGTCGCATCCCGGCGCGAGTAATAATCAGCGATGTCGGCACGGTCGGTGAAATATCCTGCCGCAGTCCCTAGATAACCCGTGTCGATATTAGACCCTGCGCGGGCAACGTCAAAAACGTCAAAATCTTTAGTCGTCCCATGATAAACCACCAGCGGCTTCCCCCGCGCGTCCACCACCTTGGAGTCACCGAACCAGCGGCGAAACTCAGGCGTGTCGGTCTGACGCTCGGCGGGCGTGCCGAGGGTGGCGGATGAAGGCTCGCGGATCATGCTTTCGCTGATGGCAAAGTCGCGATTGCGCCCCTTGTTCTCCACGAAGCCGAGTCGCTTGTAGAAGTCTTTGAGGCGCGGGAGGGACGTTGCCCCAAAGTCCAAGGACGGACTTAATGCGATGCGTGCGCCCTTGCTGTCGGCGTAGCGGGTGAGTTCCTGCATGGCCTGCGTGCCGAGGCCGGCGTTGCGCTCGCCCTCGGGGATGCGAATGTCGTTCAGCGTGATAACGCCGCCCTTCTCGAAAACAGCGTGGCGGATGCCGCGCGCGTCCCATGCGGAAGTCACGTCGCGCAGGGACTCGGCCGGCGTGCCTAGCACGTCAAACCCCGGTTGCTCGCCTCGCTTGAGGGCGGCAAGGGCCTCGGCGCCTTCCTTGGGCATGACGACGCCGGGGGCGACGCGGGTGTAGCGGTCGGAGAGCCTGAGGGAATCGAATTGCCCATCGGTCGCGCGATCTAGCAGGCCACGGATAAACGGGTCCTCCAGCCGTCCGGTTTCCTTCGCGTTGCGAACCATGTCCATTTCCTCGCCGGTCAGCTTGGGCAGCACCGTGCTTTCCCGTGCTTGCGGCGTTGAGCGAATCGAACCGGCTACCAGCTTCCGGAACTGCTCCATCGCCTCGCGGGTGTTGGGGATTTTGTAATTCGCCGTGCCAGCGGTGAATTTAACCGTCCGCTCACGCGGAGAAAGCGAATCCGTCGCCATCTCTTTGGCAAGTTCCAGCGGAGCATTGGCGATGTAATCATTCAGCCGTTTCTTGAAATCATCGAACGACTCGCCTGCGTTTTTTTTGAAGGCGTTGGCACGGCCAGCCACTACGGCCTTGGCCTTATCCAAGAAATCCTTCGGGTCAGGGGCCTTGGCAATCGCTTCATCCACCTGCGCGAGCAACGCCTTGCGGGTTTCGGTGAAGGGCAAAGCGCCGGGAGTTTTGGGCGCGGGAATTGCGTCACGCTTGGCCTGCTCTTTGGCGCGCTCGGCATTTTCCTTTTCAGCCTGAACGCGACGGGCTTCTTGCTCCACGCGACGCTCCTCGCGACGGCGCTCGTCTTCTTGGCGTCCCCGCTCAATGCGGGCACCCTCCAGTGAACGGGATTCCGATGTTGGCTGAAGAACTACCCAGCCGCGCTTAAACTTGCCGTTCAGGTAGGGCACAACCCCGGCACCTTGAATGCCTTTTGCGACTTCCTCGGCCTGCTTTTTTATCCTGAAGTTGCCGACCACGACGCGCTTGTCTTGGGAGATTTGGCCGGGCTCAAGGTTCCCGGGGAAAATGTAGCCCTCCATCAAGTCAACCGTCTCCGCCTCCGCCCCCGGGCTCGTAACGCCAGCCGTCGCAGGGAGTGACGCAAGTGAACGTAGTCCGGCGCGAATCTCGTCCGTAGTCTTTGGCGCACTACCCAACTCCTTTGCAAGCTGCTCCATCCGACGCAACCCAAAAACCGCATTAACGGTCATGTCGTTTATCTGTGACTTGGGCTCACCAGACATCAGGCCAGCGATGACGTTTTTCTGACTTTGGTTCGGTGCCGATTCGCCAAAGATGCGCTCAACCGCGCTTCGGATTTCTTGCGGATAGCTCTCCCATTTAGAGGCCTTCTCCTTGTCGAGTTGGCGATCAGTCTTGCGGTCCGCCTCAACCTTGACGCCACCACCGGAGCGTTCGGCTGCCATTCCTCGCCCTGCTCATTCAGGGAAGCGACACGGACCTTGCGGTAAACCTTGCCCTTGTTTTTTGCGACTCCGTCTGACTGCTCGGTTCCGGGGACACGGGAAAGCGTGTCAAACGTCAGGTTGCGAAGATCGGCGACGGTTTCAGTTGCCGTCGCAGGGAGTGACGCGGGCGGGGCGGAGGGGGTGGGTGACGGCGTCGCTACTGCCGACGGCGTGACGGGCATCGCATCCGCATCAAACCCCATCACCCGCAGCACCTCGGCGTCGAACGCAGGCGAGCTGGAGAAGTCGGAGCCGAGCCACTTGGTCGCGAACTCCTTCATCGCGGCGAAGAACGCTTCCAGCCGGGCGCGGATGCCGTCGGGCACGCTCTTGCCCTTGCCGGCGACGACGCGGGCGAACTGCTGCGCCACCCACTCGGAACGGGCGCGGGCGTCCTTGCGGATCTCGGCGGCGGTGCGCTGGTCGTCCGGGTTGTAGTCGGCGGCGGCTTGCTCGATCTGCGCGTCATCCAGCTTCGCCCACTCGCGGGCGATCAGCGCCTCGGGCAGCGCAAAGCGTTCCGCGAAGTGGCCGGACTCGTGGACGAGGGCGGAGACAAGGGCGGTGGAGTCCTTCAGTCGCTCGGTGCGCAGGAAAAGGGTGTTCGTCTCCGGGTTGTAGGCGGCGGCGCTGTCGGGCGTCATGCTGCCGGTGGCGGGGTTGGCCTTCCACTCAGCCTCGGAAAGCGCGTTTACCTCCATGCCCTCAAAGTTGGCCGGAGCGGCACGGTGCAGGCGCACGGCAAGGTCGGCGACGGCGCGCAAGGGGCGGTCGCTGCCGGTCATGCCGACGGCGGCTCCGATGGCGCGCACGAACTCGGCAGGCTTGTTTTCGCCACGGGGGATGATGGGGACGGGCTGACGTGTATCAAAAACGGGCGGATTTGATGCACGTTCGCCGGACGTGTCCGTTTTCTCCTCGTTTTTCGACACGTCGGCGGGACGTGGTGACGGCGTGGAGGTGTCGGCGGCGTCCGATGCAGCATATTGAGCACGCGCTCGCTTGTCCTGCTCGGCTTGGATGGTCTTTAGCTCCTCCCGGAGAGAAGCGCGTCGCTTTGCCCGGTCTCCTGCCGGATCGCTGGACTTGCTGAACTTGTCGACCTTTGCGCCAATTTTTTCGATACGCGCAAGCGTGTCTTTAATCTCACTTTCCCGGCGGTTCAGCTCGGCTGCGGTTCGATCTGAAACATTGCCCGCCCCCGGCTCCGCCTCAGGTTTTGGGGCGTCGGCGGGGCGGCGCGCGGCGCGCTCGGCTGCCAACTCAGCCTTGAATCGCTTGGTAAACGACTGGTTGAACGCGCGCTGGCGAGCAAATGCGCGGTCAAAATCAGCCTTGGCCTTGGCGTAGGCTGGCGTGCTTTTGACGGCATCGGGCGTAAGGCCGGACGTGCCGGAGCCGACGCCAGGGATAGCCTTTAACGCAGCGTCGGCAGCACGGACCTCGGCCTCGATGGCGTCACGCTGCGCCTTGGCTTGCTCAAAAACTAGGCCCGCCCCCTGCGCAGGCCCGGGAGTTGGTGCGGTGGTCGGTGCCTGTGGTTGGTCACTCTCCGACGCGGGGGGCTGGGAAGGGGTTTCCGCCGCCGGCTGCGACGTAGGACGAGCGGGCGCACTGCCCGCTTGGTCGGCCTCGGTAGCCGCAGGGGCGGCAGCGGAAGGGAGGGGGTCGGGCGCGCGGCGGGTCGGCGCAAGCGGCGGGATCGCAAGCTCGCCGGCCTCGGCATCCTTGGCGCGGACCTTAATCGCGTTGCGAACGGTCGCGCCAACGCGGCGGGCCTCGGCTTCGGTCATGCCCGTGGCGGCGGCGATGGCTTTGAGGTAGTCGGCATCGCGCTTGCTTGGCGTCTTCTGGGCGACGATGTAGAGCGCCTTGTCGAGGTCGGAGGCAAACTTGAGCGTGAACTGCTTCGAGCCGTAGGCGTAGCTCGGCTTGGCCCCGGCGAGGTCGCGCGGCAGGGCGAAACTGGAACGGTCCGCCGGACTTTCACCGGGCATCCCTTTTGCTTCCGCCCCCGCCTTTTCAGCACTGGGGGCCGGGACCGTGGAAACTGGTGCGGGAGCCTCGTCCGCTTCGGAAGTCGCCCCCACAACCCCTTGTGTTTCGACCTCCTCGGCTTGGCGCGGCTCCCGCGTGGTGTCCGCAGGGACGGGTGACGATCCCGTGGGCGTAGGCTTCTGCTCCTCGGAAGTGATCTGAGGCGCGGCTACGCCCCCCACCGGGGGCTCCTGCGAAATGGGCTCCGCACCCGAAGGCGTCGGTTGTTCCGGCTGCGAGTTATCCGGTGCAGTCGGCTCCGGCGCAGGGGCGACGGGGGCGGAAATTGGCGGGGCAGGAATTGCCGGAGCGGGCTCGGTCTGCGCCGTTTGCCCCTCCACCATCCTCCCCTGTGAGTCGGTGGCGCCCATCTCGGCGGCGAGTTCGTCGTCCACCTCGGGCGTAAAGTCGGTATCGCTTTCCTCGGCGGAGGGAGGCGGGGTGTCCTGCGCGGGCGTCGCGGGCTGCTGAGGCTGCACGGCGGCGGGAGCGGTTTGCTGCTGACCACGCGAGGCCAAGCGGCCGGCGCCGATCTCGACCGCACCGGGGCCGACTTCGCCAATGATTTCCCCGAACACGGCCTTGCCGCTCACGGGGTCTCCTGCGGCAAGGGAGCCGGCGACTTCGCCCGCGCCACCGGCCAGACCTTGCGCGGCGACTTCCGCCGCGGCAACCCGCGTCGGGGTGCGCAGCGCGGACTTCGCCACGGAACCCAAGCGTCCGGCCAAACCAGCGGAGAGGGCATCAAAAACGGCGACGGGAACGCCACGCTTCACTGCCTTTTCCTTGGCGGCGGCGAGCGCCTGCTCGTTGGCGAAAAACTCGGCGATGCTCTCGGGGTCCTGCAAGTCCATGCCGGACTTCTGCAACTCCTCAAGGATCTTGCCGCCATACTCCACGGCGAAGCTACCGGCGCCGGTGCCGACCACCATGCCAGCAGTGAAGCCGCCACCCGCACCGAGCAAGTTACCAGCACCGGGAACCACGCTGCCGGCGACACCCGCAGTGCCGGCAAACGCGGCACCGGTGCCAAGACCAGAGGCGATGATGGGGATAGAGCCGGCCAGACCTTCGGCCACGATGTTGCTCGTCACCTCGACCGGGTTGGCGATGAACGCCTTCACCGCATCCCAGCCTTCGGCCTTCTGGTATGCGTCGTAACCGGGGGCGGAGGCGCGCGCGGCCTTCTGGTATTCGAGCCGGGCCAACTCGGCGGCGTCGTTCTCGTCCAGTCCGTTCGCGGCGGTAAGCGCCTGACGCGAGGAGTCGAAAGCGTTCTGCGCGGCGTTCACGATACCGCGAATAGTCCCGACCAACTCGGGCTTGGCGCGCCCCTCGGCAACGGACTTCTCCGCGTCGGCGATGGGGTCCGGGGTCAACTGCGCCGCCACCTCGGGCTCGATGTCGGCGGGCGGGATGCCGTAGAGGGCGGCCATCTGCGACCCGTATTGCATGGCGATCTCCGCCCGGCGCTTCTTCACGCCCTCCGCGTTCGCAAGCAAACGCTGCCGCTCTTGGCGCAGGGCCTCGCGGTAGTTCCGCAGGTCGCCCACGTTGCGAATGTCCGGCTTCACCTCGCGGGCCTTCTGCACCAGCTCCGCCATGCGCTGACGCGCCTTCACGGCACCCTCGCTCGGGTCTCCGGCGGCGACACCCGGGGTAAGGGCACCGCGTATGGTGCCCACCGTCTCGGCGGCCTGCTGCTCAAGGGCGTCCAATTCCAGCAACTCGCCAAAGGTGTCCATGCCCTTCAGCGGGGCTTCCAGAATGAAGCGCCCGGCGCCACGGTCGAAGTCTTCGATCTGCTTCTGGCGGAGCCGCTCCACGACGCCCAAGTTTTCGTTGGTCGTGCGCAGCATCTTCATCTCGGGCGTGAGGGCGAACGGGTTGGCCGCAGCCTTGGCCGCAGCCTTCTCGGCACGCAGGGCTTCGCGCTCGTCTTCACGGAACGACTGCGCCACGGCACGGTCCGCCTGCCGGGTCAGCTCGCGGTCGCGCCGCACATAGTCCGGCTCGGCGGAAGCACGCGATGCACGGGGCTGCGTGGGCTGCGCCGGGGGCTCGGGGAAACGCTGCTCGACCGCTTCTTTGAGAGTCATCGCAGGTCAGGCAAGGGACGTGCGCGCGTTGCTTCGACCGGTTGGGCGAATGCTCGGGAAGTCGATGGGGTCGCCCACGGACATCGGGACGGAGCTGGCGTCAAGGTTGGGCATCTCGGCGCGGCCTGCGGCACGGGCGCTGCGGCGCATCTCGCGGTCCTGCGGGGCGGCCAGTTGGCCGGGCAGAGTCGCGGGGCGGCCCATGTCTCGCATCCCGCCGGAGGCGGCGAACGCGCGGTCCTTCTCCTTGCGTCCAGTCAGCACGCGATCCTGACGCCGGCCAAGGGCCTCGACGGCACGCACCGGGGAGGCCACGACGGATTTCACGAGGTCGGACGACGCTTGATGGGCGTTGCTCGGCGCTGCGACGGGCGCCGGGGCGGAGCCGTTGGTGGGCGTTGCGGCGGGCTTTGGCGTTTGGTCCACCACGGGCGGAGGTGGAGCAACGGGGGCCGCAAGCTGGCTCGGGTCCGTCACGAAGGGCGGGCCGTTTCGCGCCAACCCAGCTTGCCCACGGTCCGGCGCGACATCCGGCATGGTGGCACCCCCACGGGCTCGCCCCGCGGCGTTCTGCGCCCACGCCTGGCTCGCGGCATCCGGCGAGGCGTCGGCACGGAGCGTCGCGGGCGGGCGAATGGCCGGCTCGGGCGTCGGGGGTGGGACGGGCGGCGGGGTGGAGAATGCTTTGGCCGCGTCTTGCTCGCTGGCGAAGGAACGGGTTTCTCCGCCGGGAAGCTCCACGGTGAATGACCCGTCGGCGCGCTTCATGGCGATGGAGCCTTGCGGGAAGGGGTTCGGCTTGCGCGGGTCGTTGATGGAAATGTTCGGACCGGCGGCGACGGCGACGTTGCGCATCGGCTGGTCGTAGCTCGCAGGCAGATTCGGGGTCGTCGCGGCACGGGGCGCGGACGGGGCGGACGGGGCACGCGGCGCGCTCGGCACAAGGGGCGAGTCCAGGTTGCTCGGGTCGGAGGGGGCAAGCGTCGGCTCGGCTGCCGGCATGGCCGGCGCTCCGGGCGCTCCACCGGACACGCGGTAAATCGTTCCGGTCGCGTCCATCTGCGTTTCCCGGTTCGCTGCGTTGTAGGCCGCGCGCTTCGACTCGAATTGACCGTCGGCCTTGGCGCGGCGCACGTTCTCCTCCCGGTTGTTGCCCCGGTAGCGGTCCGGGTCGCCAGCTTGGCCGGTGGAAACAGGCTGCATGTCGGGCATCCGGCGGACGGGGCCTTGGGCAATAGGCGGGGCACCGGCCTGCATGGCAAACTCCGCGTCTCGCTCGCGGGTCAAGCGCGTGCGCTGGTAGTCGGCTTCGGAAATGATTCGCGTCCGGCCCGTTTGCGGGTCCGTGCGCTGGATGCTGCCGTCGGGAAGTTGTCGGTCCATGCGCCCACGGATGCAGGCGCGGGCGGGGCGGGACCATCGGTTGACGCCGGGCTTGATGCCGCTGGTTTACCGTCGCGCCCTGTGAGACAGGCGGTCTGCGTGAGGATTCCGCTCCTCATCCCAGCGACATCAAATGGTTCCCGAGATGGTTTCTCACCATCGCCACTGTCCTTCGCGGGGTTCCGTTTCATCGGCTGCGGAGCTTATCCCGCTCGGCATGTCGGATTACCCGCCTCGACTGGATGGTTTCTGATCGGGAAAGTGGTCCTCGTGCTACCGCTACACCACGGAGGCATGGAGCCCCCGACGGGGATCGAACCCGCACCCAGGACGAATGTTTTCCGGCTGCCTTCTGGCAGTCCCTCAAAGCTGTGACGGCTCATGGCCATGAGTAGCGTTCTCGGCTTTGCGCGATTTCCTTTTGCAGGGGGAAACGCCGGAAATTGGCGGAGAATGTTGGACTCGAACCAACGACTTCGGGGGCACGGGATAACCCCGAGGCTTCCCCGACCTCTAACCATCTGAGGTAATCCTCCGTAAAAAAGAACTCGACGCGCACAGTCGAACGCGGGGATCAGGCGCTTGTCAACGCCAGCCTTGCAGCCTGTTGATCTTGTCCGCGCTCAAGCGCCGCACTTTGGGCTCCTTCATCGGCTGGCACAGGCTGCGATACTCAAGGGCTATCGCCAGCATCATCACGCCGTCGTCGTGCTTGCCGTTCATCGCCCGGTAGGACCCGTCCTTGTGCTTCACGAACACTGCGAGCTGGTCCGTGATCCACGGGTCCAGCACCTCGATAGTCGGCTTGTCCGGCGTCCAGTCGGCAAGGAGCGCCGCGAGGCGGTCGATCATGGTCTTCCGGTTCACGGGCTGCGTCAGGTGCCCCGGCTTCTTCTCCTGCGAGTCCGTCGTGGTGTTGTTCACCGTCCGGTGGAACACCGGGATTTCGAGCGCCATCAGCGTCTCCACGTGGTAGAGGCCGCAGTTGTTCACCTCGGGCACCACCATGCACTTTCCGTAGTAGGTGGACAGAGCGGCGGCGACGGACGCGGCAATCGCGGACTCCAGCCGCGAGTAATGGTGCGCCACGATCTTCGGCGGCCAGTATTTCCCGTTCGGGTCGGTGTAACCGTCACGGAGGACCCCGATGGAGTGGTAGTCGGGATCTTTGTTGCCCCCGCTCGCTTGCTGCTCCCTTCCCGTGCAGGTGTCCATGCTCACGAGGTAACTCAGGCCGTAGCGGGGCTGCTCCCAAATCCGCGTCGTCCCTTGGTCGTCCAGGGTCCACGTCGCGGACATGTTCGCCTGCAAACTCACCTCGCCCACCTCGGCGGCCGTGAACTTTGCCCGCTCGCACATCTGCTTTATGATCGTCGGCTTGAAGCGCAGGCTGTTCGCCAGCAAAAAGCATGAAACGGCGTCGGTCGGAAACTCTTGGCGGAAGCGGTTGATGTCGTTGCGGCACACGCCTTTAATCGTCGTCCGGCGCCAGTTAAGTTGCTCCGGCGTCACCCCCCAAAGCTCCATCTCCTCCCGTTCCTTGTAGTCCTTGTTCCTTGGGTCGTCCATTGACGCGATGAACGCTTGCCGCTCTGCGTCGCTGGCGAAGGGCTTCGTGTGCGTCTCAAACTCGAACCACGCGGAGAAAATGTTCTCATACCCGCTGTCGGGCGCCATCCACGTCTCGTAGAACAAGCCCGTCGGCCCGTTCGGCGTGGAGTCCATGATGCCGAGGGAGATTGGGAAGTCCTTGGCCCATGATCCGAGGAAGCCGAGGGCGGGGTCCTTGCCTTTGATAACGGGGAAGTGCGCCACCTCCGTCATCACGGCAACCTGAAGCGTGCCACCCGCACCGGCACGCGCGGAACCGGCCGTCTCCTTGCGATAGGCCGACTTGTTGGGCAGGATAATCTCGTCCGTCAGGTTCCCGGGCTCGCCAAAGCGGGGGAGCGGCCCGTTGCCCGGCCCCCAGTCGAACGTGTCGTTCTCAGCGAAGGTCCGGTAAAGCTCGAACACCTTGTCCGACGTGCCGGACTTGTCGGCCATGAGGGCACCCGTCAGGCCCCCGAAGTTGCGCATATGGTGATACGTGATCGCCGCAGCGACGGTGGAGAGGCCCACCTGGCGAGGCTTCAGGCCGATGATCCAGCACGGAATCCCCTCGTTTATGCACTTCCGGTAATGCGCAAACATCCGCTTCTGCATCACGTTCGGCTTCCGCTTCGCCATCACCTTGCCCTCCTTGTCTTTCAGGACGCCGTGCAGGACAAACCACACCTCCGCATCGAGGCGTGTCAGTAGCTTCAGTTGCTCGTCACTCAGGCTCGCAAGATCCATCGTCACCCTCTCTGCTCCTCCGCTAGCTCCGCCGCAGCCGATTGAACCTCAAGCTCCCGGTCTATGGCTTTGAGGGCGGCAACGGCTTGGGTGACAGCAAGGCGCGCCACCGCCTCGGGGCACGTCTCACCCGGGCCGCACTCACTCGCCCGGTCTTCCGGGTCCGCAAGCAGGCCCGTCAACGCGGCCCTCGTCATGGCCTCTAGGCGGTCGGCGTAGGTCATGGCTCGGTCTTCCATTTATCCCCCTCGTCCGGCGGGTTGATTAGCGGCCCAAGCGCCTGCGCCTGCGTGTCCGCCTGATCCCTCTCGATGAACGCTTCGCACAGCCCGCGCCGCGCAAACCAGTTCCCCGCCCCGCGCATGAAGCTCCGCGTGGAACCGTCCGGCTCAATCCGGCTGGCGACAATCTGCACGGCGTCGAAACCTTGCTCGGCCAAGTCGGCGGCAACGCGGGACAGGTAGGCGGTGGCTTGCTCAGGGGTCATGTTGCAATGGCGTCGTCGCCGGGGGGGGGCAGCGGAGCCTCCTCTTCGCTCGACGTGCCGCATTCAGGCTTCGGGGCGTTCTTCCCGGATACGGGGGGCAGGGGGGCCTTGGCGAAGGAAAGGACTTGGGAGAGGAGGAGAGAAGAGGAGGGAGGGGGAGTCCTCCTTATCGCTCGGCGTCGCGGGGCAAGGCAAGGGGTCGATTGGCCCGGAACGGGGGGCGGGGGTGGGGTAGCCGAGCAGCGCGAGCACCCTCCCGGCTGCCTCGTGGGGCGTGCATTCGCCCCGTCGGGCGGCCTGGATGATGGTCGCGACGCGTTCGCGGGCGGTTTCTTGGCGGCTGTTGGTGTTCATGGCGGGCGAAAAGGTAGGGGAAAGACCCTAGAATGGCACGTCGTCGCCGTCGTCCGGGGCCGGCGGAGGGCTCGCCGGGCGCTGTGCCGGGGCTTGCGGGGCGCCGTAGCTCTGCGCCTTGGCATTCCCGAGGATCGGCCCGCGCTCGCCCGCATCCCGGAGGGCTCGGGGCAAGTCCTGGGTGATGCGGTGGGAGTTGCCGAACTGGTCGGCGGGGGTCGGGAAAAGCGCGGCGTCGAGGTAGAGCGCCCCGTTTTTGCCCTCGAAAAGCTGGCAGGCCGTGACCTCCACGAAAATGCGGCCATCCTTGCGGAGCACCTTCGCCCCGTGGATTTTGGCTAGGTCGATTTTTGCTTTGATGAGTTCGGGCATGGGATGAGAAAAGGGCCAGATTCGGGCCGGATGGGTTTTAGGTTTGGCGTAAGCCGTTGCCGGAAGGTGTTTTGCCAGTTTCGCGCTTCTGATGCACAATCAGACGCTTTTTCAGTTCTATTCCGGAAGCTCCTCCGCTTCCGCAGGTTGCGCCGTGTTGTCGATTTCCAGCGGCATAGGCTCCGCCCGCTTGGTCAAGGCATCGAAAATGTCGGAGGCGCGCAGGCCGGAGGCTAGGAGCTGCGCCTTGATTTCCTCGCGGGAGAGAGTGGTCTTGGGCGTGGTGTCCTCGACCTGGATTTTGTCGCCGTAGCGTTTCGGGTCCCACTTCGCCAAGAGCTTGAGCCGGGTTTCGATCCTGATTTTCGACCTGGCGGCGAATTCGCCGTTGAGCTTCGGCCCGTGCTCAGTCTCGATCACGTCGCCTTCGCTCTCGTCGGCGATTCGCAAGCAATCTGCGGCGATGGCATCAAATCCCCTCGCGCGTGCGTGCGCGAAGGATGCGGCGAATTCTGGGTTTTCGTCAATCCAATCGTAAACCGTCCGGGCCGCCGGAAAGCCTTCGCTTCGGCAAATCTGCTGCAATGGCTCGCCCTTTTCGAGTCGCTCGAGAATGGCCTCGGCTATCTCTTGGGTGAATGAGGATTTGCGGCCCATGTGCTACGGTGGG